GGTTGATGGCATCAAACTGTTCACCACCACGCACACCGGCATTCACCAGGGCTGCCAGTGACTCACTCGCCTGGTTAAACGTCAGCCCTGCGGCCTGTCCGGCTCTGGAGAGCGTCAACATGCGATCGGCAGTCAGTCCGGACTGATTACCGGAAAGAACCAGGGTTTTATTAAACGCTGAAAGCGTGGAATCCCCCTGGTACCAGGCGTACGCCAGCGCACCTGTCGCCACCGCCAGCGAGGTGACCCCGACCATCGGCAGGGTGATCGCACCGGCAAGCCCCCTGAGCATGGGGATCATCCCGCCGAAGGAGTCCTTCACCTGACCGCCCTGTTGCAGCAGGATCAGCCAGGGATTCTGACCACCGGCAAGCTGCGTGGCGATATCCGTAAACTGTGCGGGCAGGGTTCGCATGGCCGCTTTATACTGCCCGACGGAAATCCCGGCTTTTTGTGCAGCCAGCGCCTGGCGGCTCAGGCCCTGTTCAACAGCACTGGCGGTTTTTCTGGCGTCGGTATCCAGACCTGAAAAATGACGCCTTACCCGGCTCATCTGCTCATCGAAACGGACCGCATCCAGACTAAGGTCAATAACAAGATCACCAACCGGCTGGGACATATCTCACACCTCCGGAAATCCCCGCTGAAGCCATCATTAATGCGGCATCATCCACCATGACATCCGCCACATCCGCAGACGATAAAATATCGCCCCCTCCGTCCCCACCGAACCGGACGCCTCCGGCAAGTCCTGCCGCTTTCTGCATCAGCATTTTGTCCTCATCCAGCCTCTCCACCTGCTCTTCCTCATGCCGGGGGACAAGCAGACTGAAATCAGAGGGATGCATATCCGGATCGCAAAAAAACAGGCTGAGTACAGCGTACGTCAGCCCGGAAAAATGCATATCCAGCTGGGTATCCTGAAAATAATGCGTGCGGTAAAAACGGTGCCAGTCGGCATATTCGGTGGATGTCATCCCGGCAAGCATGGCGCGCCAGTCGGGTCTCCCCATCTCACGCGCCAGTCTGAGGGCAAAGTTCAGCTCGCCGTCGAAGACTTTCCCGCAGAAAAATCATCATCAGTAAGCGCGTTATTTTTCGCCACTTCGGTGATATCCGTATCCACATGAACAGCCCCGCTCATCCCGGACAGACGCAACACCACGTCTTCCGCCCGGGCAATGGCATCAGCAGGCCAGGTGGTGAGCACCTCCTGTTCGATCTGCATCACAGCCTCATTCATTGATGGTGACTCCGTTTTCTGTGGATGGTTATGCCACAGGGACATCGCCACCAGAAACGCGCCGGTTCTGACAAGGTCTTCCACGCTCACCTGCAGGTTACCGCTGGCTTCAGCCTGTTCTGCCCGTCGTTTCAGCAGGGCAAGATGCTCGATACGCTGCAGCGCAGACAGCTCGGAAAGCGTGACGGACACACCGTTATATTCAAATTGTTCGGTTTTCAGAAACATGTATTACCTCCGTTTACCCTGCAGCGCCCGCTTCAGTAACGGTGACTTCAGCTACCGTGGCAAACTGACCATTACCGGAAATCACGGGGATACTCACTTTTCCAGCCTTAACCCCCGTCACAGTGATCGCCATATCTTTCACAGCAATGGTTCCCGTTGACGGATCGGCGGAAACCGCTCTGAACGTTTTGTCGGTTGCACTTTCCGGCTCAAAAGAAACCGTCAGGGTGGTTGTTTTCCCTTTTGCCACCGTACCGGATGTCGGCGTCACCTTAATCGCAGTGACCGGCGTAATTTTGCTGCGTTCTTCCGCTACAGAAGGTTTGCCCACGTTGGTCACTTTCACCGTGCGGGTGATCACTTCTTTCGCCGTC